AACCATAGTAGGAATCTCCATCAGTAGTAACGACAAAGACCGCCTTGCCACTCAATGCTGCGTCTTGGATATCAGAAAATGGAGTAGAATCCAATTCTGCGACAAGCACTTCAGCACCACCTGATATGGTGATGTCTCCACTACCAAGCAACGATGTATTGTTGATAGTCTTAATGTTCGTCCCACTTACAAGTGCTGCTTGCTTGCCGTTCCAATTCGTAATGTCTGAAGACGAAATTCCGTGTGCCGCAGACGCACTGAATACTGGGTCTGTTTCTGCCGTAATGAACCCACTGTCATTGGTCAAGTCTGAAACCTTGGTAGGTATCGTAGGCTTGTTCTTGATGTAGTCTTTTGCCGTAGATGTGCCTTGATTCCAATCGGCTTGTGCATTGGAAACAAATGGTTCAGAAACTACAGTATTTTGGCTTTTATAAGTGAGAATTATTTCCCCGCTTTCGCCGTCACCGTCTACCATTACTCCACCTAATGTGGTCGCATTAGCATATGGCAGAACGTAACCCGAAGCGTTTGGATTAGTCCATATCCTTATAGAACCGTCTGCGTAATAATAAATTGGGTGTTCAAGATTTAACTCTACGTTGGTTGCTGAATATGCTACCCCTAAATGGATATATATCTTTCCGTCTGCCGTTGTCGGCAAGTCTTGAACGAATGGAGTTGTTGAGTCAATGATTGCACTTCCATCATTCTGCGGAGTGCATTTGAGGTACACTGGTTTCCAAGGTGTCATCGTGAGAGCCGCTCCAGTATTGTTGAAAGAGTAGCCGAGTGCGATTGCATATCTATCCCATAGTGCGGCGGCAGATGGTCTTGCGTTTTTTGCCACGGACGCAGTTGTCCCATAATACACAATGCGACCAAATGGGTCTATTGGTTCTTGGCAAACTGTTCTTGAAGCCGTTGCGTTCGTTGATGTTGAATTGTTGGCGGGAACAAAATGCTCTCCGTCAGCAGATGTGAACAGAAGTCTGTATCTGTACACAACCGACGTCATTGGAAGAGTCGCACTGTTCGTCCTTATCTGATAGCCGATTGTGTTATTGTCACTGTTGTAACCTCTGTATAATATCCAACCGCCACCCTCAACTCTCTCCGAATCATAGATGAAAAGCATTGTGTAGTTAATGTTGAAGAGCGTAGTTTCGGCTGTCTGTAAAGCCATGTTGCTGTATGCGTGTTTCGCCCCTAATCCATTGATGTCAATCGTAAAACCAGCCGCTGAAGTGACTACTCCGTTTTTCAGCAATACTGTAAGCCCATCAAAATACTCTGTTATTCCATCTATTTGGGCGGTGAATGCCGTACTCGTTGATGTATTGTCTACTTGTCCGTAATAAATCTTACCGACTTCAGCGTCATCTCCATCGGAAACTGATGCGGTAGTAGTGCCGTTCTTATCTGTGATGGTTATCGTTGCCGTATCTCCCGACTTGGTAACTGTGGCTATAGGCGAGTAACCATCTTGACCATCTGTTCCATCTTGTCCATCTTGTCCATTCTGTCCATCACTTCCGTCATTAATAGTGGCGATTGGTGAGCCGTCTACATAGACAGTTGTCACCTTTCCGACTTTTGATGCGGTAACAACTGGCGAATGTCCGTCCTGTCCGTCTTGCCCATCTTGCCCATCTGTGCCGTCAATTCCGTCTTTGCCGTTAGTGAGGTCAAATGTAGCCGTAGTTCCGTCCGTGTAGGTGATAGTATAAGTGTCAACCAACCCACTTGAAGAAGTCTTGGTTACGCTTGCTATCCCCACACCAGTTTCGCCTTGTTCTCCTTGTTCGCCTTGGAGTCCACGCAAACCAACCACCTGACCGCCAAGATACTGTGCCGATGATATGAAGCCAGTAAGGTTTCCAACATAATCGTTTATCTGCCCTTGTAAAGAGCCATAGTTGTTAACTGAACCGATAAGTGCCATATAACCACCACCTATTCAGTTGCTACTTCGCCAAGGACTCTGAACGTAGGATGGATATTGTCCGTTTCCCCGATTATCGTGTCGTTGCCAGTCGATGTACTCAACTGAACGTCATATACATAATCTTTGAATTTGAACAAATCTACTGGCGAGTCGCCGTCATATACTATCTGTCCGTCGTCGTCCTTTTCGTACCAAAACGAACCGCCGATTGTAACTGTCCAGAATGCGGTAAGATTTACTCCGTCATAAGTGTTTACCACCTCTCCAAGAGGAGTCGCTCCGAGTTTCTTCGCTACTGCGAACTTTATCTTGTCGCCTGTGGTCGGAGACCATGTATTGCCGTCCTTGTCTATTGCCGAAAAAACAATACTGGCGGTATCGCCTCTGGTCAGTTCTATCAGCATTGTGTTTGTATCAATGTTAAGCATCTTCTAACTCCTTTACCCTAACTTTAAGGGCTTCTATCTCTTCACGAAGAGCCTCTATCATCTTTTCAAGTTGAGGTATGGCACTCCGTGGGTCTTCTCTGTTAAGCATAAAAACCTCACTTCTTGGCATAGTTGCCGATGGTATATTGTTTTGTTATCGAGTCGACACCGAAACTTTCAGCAGCCTCGTTCTCAATAATGAATTGGAGTCGCTTATACTTCTTGAACTTCTTATTAATAAAGAGTTCATTTGGTATATGCTCGTTCTCGCTGAAGTCCCTTTCAATTTCTTTCGGTTCTAAATTGTCCTTGCGGACATAAACCTTTGTGTTCTTGCTGATTTCTGGGAGTATTGAAACAACATTTCCCTTTTTACGCATGGTTTTATAGAAATTGATGGCACCGTCATCATCGAAAACAGTTGACCATCTTGCCTTGACAGGCTCGCCGTTGTCTGTATATGGGTCTAAATCATCTTTGTTCTTGAATCTGCAAAGTGAGTCTTCGGTGCTAAACCACAAATTACCCATGCAAGTAACAAAATTGTTCACGGAAACACCAGTCAAAACATATCCCTCATAAACAAGGTTTGTCCTGTCGTTGCCCCATGAATTTCTCTGGTTGCCGTCAAGAACGTATATGTGGTCGTTTACTGCAAGCAGATACCAACCGTTCCATACAATACTGTATGCGTCTTCCAAATTTGGTTCTGAAAGAAGTCCGCCGTTTATGAAGTAACCTCTGTCCTTAACCTTGTGTTGGTCGTCTTCCATCTCTTCTATCGCAACAATGCCGTTAGGCGAAAGGAACAACGCTTCGTCGTTGAGTACGTTGAACGAGTATTTTGCTAACGCTCCGACTCCGCTTATGCTCTGCTTGACTGCAAAGGCGGTCTCATCGTCAAACGATGTTGCATACGCCAGATATATGGCGGTTTCCTTTGAAGCCCCCTGTTTTACGACACCAAGATACTGACCAACTTTAGTAAGACCCATAACGTGCTTATCATTTGAGCCGACTTCAATAAACTTATCATCTGGGAAATATAAAGGATTATCCACGTAGGAGTACCAAACTCTTGATGTATAATCAACAAAATCAGTTCCGCTTACAAACACATTGTTCGCAAGACCAGTATGATAATTCAGATTTCTTGTAGTTGAAAAGAACGCTTTTTGCTGAGAGGTTTCATCTGTTGTAATATTCTGATATTCAACACGCACGCTCGCAGTTGTCGTGACTTCTGTAGGGTCGGCAACGTAATTCTTGCCCACCGTTACGGTTATTGTCCACTCACCAGTCCCGAGTTCAACTCCCCAACCATTTGGCGACGGTATCAAATCATACTGATTTGTTACAGTGTTCAGAACATAAACGTCTGCCCTCGCTCTGCCGTTTGATAAAAGGTCTGGAGCGTCGCCAGTTACCGTGTGAGTGAACGTCCATTCTGGAGTCCTCGTGTTTGGCATCGACTCCGCAATTTCAGTTGCGTGCGCTCCCTCAACAAATATCGGTTCAACCGTGCCGTCAAACATTCCGTCAAATTCGGTTACGGTATCTGGAATTAAATAATATCCAGTAAGTTTTTCGCAATTCTCAAACGCCCCAGTTGTGTCTTGTACTGAAGTCGGAATGTTTGCAGTCTCCAAATTCGTGCAATCGTGGAACGCATTTGCGATTGAAACAACCTTTTCAAAATTAATTTCACTAAATAAAGTGACTGTTTCTATCGTTGCCCTAACCGCATCGTCTACGGAAACTACCCACCCATCTTCGCCTAACGTATAAATAATCCCATCGCTTGAGACCATTACGTCGCCTACGTTAGCCTCATCAACTGCCTCTCCGCCCTCGTGTTCCTCGTAAACAGTAAATTTAAGGTCATCAAAATTTACAGTATCGAGGAATGAGTCGTTCGAAATCCTAAAGAACGAAGAATATTGGCAAGTGAGGGCGTAAACCTTTACAGGAGGGAAAGTCGTACCAGTCTCTACTGTAACTGCAAAAGATTTAGTTTCATAAGTGAAGTTGGTAAATTCAATTTGTCCCTCAATGTTTTGAGTATGACCGTCCTCGTCAACATAAACAAGGTTTGAAAAATTGAGCGTGAAAGGTTCTCCGTAAGGGAGGTTAATCAACTTTGTTGAGACACATGAAACAGAGTTGCCTTTTTCAATTTCCAAATCGAATTCTTCCTCATAATCGAGTTTCGCCTTGTATGTGTGATTTGTCGGAACAACATATGCGTTCGGGTCTGCGGGTATTGCGATAACTTGTTGAGTTACGCTTCTTTCTCCAGTCCACCTACCGCTTGTGACCTCAACCGTATAATCTATCGTCACAAAATATTCTGATGCCTTGCGTGGGAAAGTGAAAGAACACTCATCTGTCCAGTCGTAATTGTTTTCACCGCCAGAACCAACTTTCGGAAGTTCATTCTCATAATTCGTGACACCGTTTGGATAGATGTTGATTTTATATGACGAACCGTTGAACTTCTTGCTTAAAGGTTTCCGCATCGTGTTGCTTCTGACCAACAAACTAATAGTTCTGTTCTCAACATTCATACCAGAGCCGTTAGACGGCGTAGTGCCAAACATACCGCACTTGGTTATGTCAAGAGTTACCTCGTCCGAGGTTGTTGTTGTTGTGTATTCAAGAAACGCTTTCCATGACCGCTTATATCCGTCTTTAGTCTTGGTGCATACAGCACTCTCAATTAAAGCCATATATACCTCCTATGCCGTGGCGGTCTCAACCGTTGCCGATTGCTCGCTCTTATCATCTGAAATAATAGATGCCCTTGGATAAATAACTTTTATGAAGTCGTCGCCGTCAACAAGTTTCTGGTATGTGTGGTCAAACGCTATAGTTGAAACCCCATTTGCCGTGGTGAGTTGTGCGGTCGATGCAGTTGGGGCAGTTCCACTGTCAGTTACGGTGAGTTTGGTATCAAACGGCAGCGTGTCCGAAACAAGTACGATACACTTATCTGCCTCTGTTTCATCAACAGGCATTACAAGTTGCACCGATGCAAGGCCGCTTGAGTCGCCAAAATCTTCCGACACATAAGCACACATCAAATTTACACTTTCGTGAATTGTCCCCTCCTCGCTTGAACCTGTTCCGATTCTAATCGTAGGAATGTATATGCCGTCTGAAGTGGAAAATTCGTCGTCAAGTACAATATTAATCGGATTGCGGTCTGTGATATGAGGCTTCAATTCCTCAAAACCGTCAACTGAATATCTCCATACACGGTAATTGCCATAGATGTAAAAAGCCGATGTACCACCGCCCTCAAAAAAGAATGCCCTCTCTTTTGAGTCGATAAGGTCTGGGTCGTCGTCTATAAACGCTAAAGCACCGCTCGTAAAATCGGAAATCATGTACATGAACAGACCGATATTGGTAAAAATGACAATATAATTTATTCCGCCTAATTCAAAATAGTAACAACGCAGAATAGAAAAATCGCCAGAATACTCTCCTTTTTCTTGAGAATATAGGCTTATAAAGTCATCGCCTGTTATTTCAACCTTATATCCAAATCTTTTGAATGGTCTTCCTGCCTCGTCTGGTAGCATATTATATCCATCTGGGCTTCTTTTGCTCCAAACATTTGTGGAGTCGTTCGTAAGGTCTACTCCCCTAAAAGAGTCATAAACTTTCGTAAGAATTTTAGGTTCGTCTGGAATATTGATAGGCATTATATTCCACCCCACTCTCTGTCAGTCACGACCCTCATTCTTGGCGTATTTTCTTTCTGTACAGAAAGACCAAATTCTGTTTCATACATATTGTAGTATTGAGCCGCTTTTGCCGCATCGTCGTCAAGCCACAAATAATAAGCCGCGAGAAGCGGAATAAGATGATGCACTTTTAGAGGGAGTTCTGGAACGAAAGTATCTTCGGTTTCAGAATTTATTTGGGTACACAAGGCATTATAATAAATTCTAAATGCTCCCTTGTACTCATCTGCATTAATAACAACCGTATGACCCATTTCAATTTGAAAATCGGAGAATTTCTTGAACATCTCCTCGCCGTCTTTTTCAAAAAGAACAGGCGTTTCGGCAAAATCAAGGAAATTGCCCCTGTCCTCCATGTCGATATACAGGATGCCCTCGTCGGTGTTGTCTAATTCAAATTCATACTTATCGACAAAAGGAAACTGTGAGCCTATCATACTAATTGCCAGATTGATGCAGTCGTAGGTGTATCCGAGTTCTTCAAATTCCTCGTAATCGGACTCTTCCGCAAAACCAAGTGATATTAAGTTTTGTTTGATTTCTCCATAGTTCATTTTAATTTACCTAAAATCTCCGCTTTTTTAGCAGTCTTATCAATTTCAATACCGTTTTCTTCGGCGTACTCAATAAGTTGAGCCTTTGTCATAGCGTCGAGTTTTTCTTTTTCCTCACGCTTGTTTCTATTCTCTGCGACGGCAATATCTCTTTTAATCTTTGCCTCACGCAGTTTTTCTCTTACTCGTCTTGATGACATATCTTTCTCCTTAAAAAAAATAGGGGCAGACCCGAAAGCCTGCCCCAATTTGGACTATCTCATTTCGTAGCCAATTACAGTAACAGCCGCAGATGCCTTGAACTTGATTGCTCCAGTTCTCTTATCCGCAAATTTAGTTGAGTCAATCCAAAACATTGATACGCCAGCAGGAACGGTAACGTCAACCGCTCTTGCTCCATAGGTGTCACCTGCTTGGAAAGTCAGCGTAGCCCCATTAGTTGAGTTGGCGTAAAATACTGTCTTATGGTCTTTGAAATCCATATAAGCAGGAATTACACCAATATCATTTTGAGCAAGTGCAGCAACGGAAGTTGAACCGTTGGTTTCAGCCGTGAGTGCAACGGCTTCTCCGAGATTTGGTTCATATCCATTGAACTGGTCTGTCATTTCACCAGCCTTCTTGTAGTTCTGTCTTGCAATTACAATATTTTTTTCAGCCATTCAGTTCACCTCCCTTACTTGTAAACATTGAGGTCGATGACCTGCTTTGGTGCAACAACCATGCCGTCAAACAGAGTATAACCCTTTACACAATCAACAAATGTGAGGTCAGGTCTGTATCCCTCCATATGAGTGTAAGGGTTTACAAACGCAATAGCCTCGTCAGTCTTTAACTGAATGTGTGAGTGACCATTAGAGTCAACATTTACATTGTTTGACTCCTTGAGGATTATTCCGCCATATCTGCCGACTCTGCCGTTTGCGAGCATAGCGGAGTTGTCTGTATCCAGTTCAACATATGCTCTCTTCAGCATCATGATGAACCATGGAGGAGCAGTCAGTGTGACTTTTGTGCTTCTTGAGACATTGTTCTCAAGCAGTTTAAGATATGCGTCGTCGATTGCGTCGAGAATGTATACCTCGCTACCAGTTGGGTTAGGGTTTGCGGTAATCTGTGTGTCGTTTATAAAAGCCTTATCGCAGTTGCCAACGTGCAGTCCAGCGATGAACTGGTCAATCTTGTCAGCAATACCGTCTTTTGCTTTTGTAGTGAACTTCGCCATCAGACCAGAGCCACCCTGTGCCTGTGCTTTGTCAAGGTCATCTCCGACCTCAAAATTGAAGTGCCTAATCTCATTGATTGGCATATAAATTGAGTGTCCAGTAACTTCTTGTGCCTGTCCCAGAGTTTCCAGTTTACCGTGATGCCATTCGCCAATAGTTACATCACCGAGTCCTAAAATTCTTACTCCGTCACCAGGCTTTCTTGCATCGCCCTCGTAGGAGTGATTGCAGTTTTCCTTGAAGACCAGAGTCTTGTCGAGGTCTTCCATGAACTTTGCACTCCATACTTCTGGCTTAAACTTCTGAAATGCCATGTGTTTCTCCTATTCCCATCATGGGATAGGATTACTTTCTCCTATCCCACGATGCCATAATTTTTTTCCAGTTTTTACTTAATTGTTCAGAAGACATGGCATCAATTTCTGCGTCAGTATAATAATCTTTTTCAGCAGAACCAGTGCTAACTCTGCCCACGTCTTTTGGCGGTGTGGCAATATTCGCATTCTCTTCAGCCTTTACTGCCCAATAAGCCCTTACAGGGTCGAGACCAGCAGAGACATAATCGACGTAGCCCTGCCCTAAATCATCTAATGATTTGAGCGATGGGTCTATGCGTCTGATTGCCTCAAGGTCTGCTTGCATCAGCCTTTCCGCCTCAATAGAGGTGACTTGTTCTTCAAGTTGCTGAATACGCAAATCTTTTTGGGCGGCTTCTTCTGCCGCTTCAATTTCTGCTCTTACTTCGTCTTCTGTCATGCCAGTTGCTTCAGCGATTGCGGCAATATCGCCGTCCTCATCGCCTGTCAGCCTTGAAAAAGCCGACTCTCTGGCTTCGTAACTTGCTCTTAATTCGGCAAGTTCTCTCTGTGCGGCTTCAGCGTCTCTGCGTGCCTGTTCACTTTCACGACGCATTCTTGCCCATGCCGCATCTTCTTCTGTCCTCCCCGATGTTGGTTCTTCGGACTCGGATACAGGGTCGGCGGTCTCCTGTTCTTCTACGCCTGTTTCTTCTTCTGACAGTTCAGCGACCTCTGTCGTTTCTACGCTTGTGCTTTCAAAATCGCTCATTTGAAACATCCTTTCATATTAAATTTTTATTAAAAAGCCCTAATTGGCTTAATAATCGGAGGGGAGAGGGATTAACCCTCTCCAGTTAGTATGACTGTATAGAAAAAGAGGTAACATTACATCGTTTCTGGCTGCGGAGGCATCTGTTGTTGCATCATTTGCTGTTGCATCATCTGTTCCTGTTGCTCCGCCTGTTGTGCCTTTCTCCGCTCAAATATTATTTCAAGTCCATGTTTAGGGACTGGAGAAGTATCGGTTGCAAGTTCGCACCATTCTTCGAGCGTAATCAACTGTTTCTCTAAAAGTCCGTCTATTACCTGTTGTTGTGCTTCTCTTGTGAATGAATTATCTTTTGTAACATCTATTCTTGTAATCGGTTTGATTTCATCGAGTTGTTCCGCAGTTATTTCAACTGGAACTTCTACTTCATCAACCGTTGTCTGCGGCATTCCTGTCATTGGGTCTACTGATGGCATCCCTGTCATTGGGTCAATAACTGGTCTTTCCATCTGCTTGTGCATAATTACCGACAACCCATTAGGGCTGAATACTTGCCAGAGTTCGACCCAGAGATTTGCCAAATCCTCAACAAACTGCTGAAGATTAGCAACCGTATCATCGTGCATTGATTGTGCTTGGTCGTTTACTGCGACGATTGCTGAAGCGGCTACCCTCTGGAGGTCAATATTACCCATTGTAGTATCACCTGAACCAGATAATTCTTGAGTTATTTCAAGCAAGTCATCGGTGAGTTGCTTCGGCTCTGGTGATGTCGTCGCTGGGTTCAAATATGAAACCGCCTGTGCAACGCTCTGTGCTCCACCGCTTGAGACCGCAATCGGGAGTCCCACTTTCATAAGGTCGTCGGGGTTGGAAATCATCGTTTCATCATACGCCATTCTTGGGAAGGACATATTCTGCGTAATCATAGACCTTCGTGCGAGTGTTTTATTAATAAGGATTTGATTAGGTATGAGACCCTCTACTTGCGAGACTCCCCTTGCGTCGTTCGGTATCTCTTCCCAACTGAATTTACATATAGGGTATAAACTTAACGCTCTTCCCTGTTTGCCGTTCGCTCTTTGAATGAGCGATGGCTCGCATTTTATTGGTCGTTCGTTTTCTACCATGCAGTATTTAGTGCATTTAGCGACATAAACGACATCACGCTCGCCAACTTCAATCAGTTTGCCCTCTCTGCCGTCCTCTGTGTCTTCCCATACCGCTTCTGTGACTGGCTCTTTTTTCTTCTCAAAATGAGTAATCATCGTGACTTTCATTGAGTCGGAAGAGTCAGCGTTCTCGACTTCGTCAATATTGCCGATAACGTGGTCTGTTTCACGGTCTGGTCTGATAAGTTCAACTTCCTCTTCTGGAATGCCGTTTTTTCTGGCTAATTCCTTTACTTCCTCAACACTTCTGCGTTCCTGTATGATGATATACGGTTGTCTCTGGATGTTAGGCTCGGACTCGTTTCCGAATAAAATGTCTGTATTATAAAGGATTTGTACATCCTCAACATTGCCTGTAGGGAAATACTGCAATCCGTCGCCTGTTATGCCTCCGTGCTTGATTGTGCGTCTGCATAAAGTGTCTTCGTTCGCTTTCTCCCATTTGGCGGAGAACATCTGCGATAACGCCTCATAGACAGGCTGGAGTTCCGTTCTGCCCTCCATATCTGAATAATTGACCGCCATTCTGTTTGTGTAAATGGTGGTGACTTTCCTCAAAATATTAGGGTGAATGTAATTCAAAAACGGCAAATCTTCGCCGTCAGCCTCAATACCCTCCCATTGTCTGCCTACAAAAAAGTTCCAACACTTATTGGAACGGTTGACAAGGTCTTTTGAGTCTATATAGTCGAGACCCTTTTCATATCTTCGCCAAAATTTTGTTGAAGTTGATGGTGTATTAGTCATGTTTTACCTCTACTTTTACCTGTCCTTGCGAACTTCCGTTGTAATTATCAATATTTTTAAGAATTTGAGCCATCCTGTCCTCTTCTGGGGTCATTTTCGGCTGTTTTTTAGGCATTGGTACATGGAAAACTGGTTCTTCAACAGTCTTGTCTGGGTTATTTGCGAGTTTTATTCCAAACCTGACCGCTTTTGCATAAAATAACGGCGTGATAGCCACATATGCAATCAAAACACATAAAAGTATAAACATACTCCCTCCTAAATCGGTCTGATAAGACCGCCTACATCTACTCTCTTTTTCGGCTTCTGATACGGCAATACCCAATCTGTTCTCTCTTTGAGTGCGGAAATCATACGCCCTTTGCGAGAATAAGCAAGTTTCAGCAGAGCCATTGACATTGAGTCAACCATATCGTCGTGCTTATCGTTCGGAAACTTGGCACATTGCTCAACAAACTTATAAGTCATCGGGTCGCCCTCTGGCAGATACACATTGCCAGCCTCAATAGAGAAACTTACTGCGTTTACCCTCGCCTCCTTTGATTTGTCTGGAGGTACTGCTATGATGCCTAAAATCTCATGTGAGAGCGTTTGTATTATCGCCTGACCGTTTGCCGCATCCTCAACATAAATTGCCCCTATTCGTGGATAATGGGCTTTTAAGAGTCTGATTTTATGTAGTGTGGCGGTAAAATTCAAATGCTCATTTACCATCTTCACAAGGTATATCTTGTTTTCTCTTTTGCCCCATACAGAAATGGCGACAAAGTCGTTCTTGTCGCCGTCTTTGAATGTTGCGTCTACAGACATTACCATCTGGTCAAATCTTGGCTCTTTCGCTGGGTCGTAATAGTTCCACCATTCTTTCTTGATGATGTTGCCCTCTGCGATTGTCGGATGCCCTTGGAAAAGTGCCTCCCACGCACGCATTCCAGACTCATTTGAGTATGATTTCTTGTACGAGGCAAGCCATTTGTTGCCTTTGCCAATCTCTGGGCAGAGTGCCTCGCCTATTTCCCGACCTAAAGGGTCATCTACGCTCTCGCATTCGCACTCATAATTGACGTATGTGGTCACATCTGGCATATGCTCAAGTATTCGACCAGCCAAATCGTCTTCGTGCCAGCGAGTCATAATCAGAATGACTTTTCCTCCAGCAGATAATCTTGAGAGTATTGAGTTCTCAAATTCGTCCCATACAGAGTCACGGTAACTCTGTGAGTCAGCCTCCTGTCTGCTCTTTACAGGGTCGTCTATTATTATCAAATTCGCCCTGTTGCCTGTCAGACCAGACCGTATGCCTCGGCTTATCATTCCACCTTTTCTGCCTTTTAACAGAAAATCTTTTGATGTCGCTTTCTTCGGGTCTACCTCAACTCCAAATACATTCCCAAATTCTCGTATCTTCTCAAGATTTCTCTTGCCGAACTTCTCCGCCAAATCATCACCGTATGATACCTCAATAACAGAATTGTCTGGGTTTTTCATTAAGTACCAACTTGGCAAGGTCTCCGTTATCGTCGTTGACTTGCCATGCTGCGGCGGAGTCGAGATTATCATTATTTCATATGCCTCTTCCGTCGGCTTCTCAACAAATTCCTGTACCCTGTCGCACAGGTCTTTATGAAATTTTGATGGTCGCCACTTTATCTCTTTCGTCTCCGCTCCGTTGTTCATTACGTAATTCGTGTTGTGAACATGGAAACAGTAAACTTTATATACCCCTTGAACCGCTTGCAAGTACGCTTTCTCTGGGTTCATCGGGCGACCTCTTTTCTGCTTTCCGTAATAAGACATTTATCTTCTCTCCCAGAGGGTCAGAGTCAGAGGACTCTCCTTTCTTCTATTTGGTTTTCATTATATTTTGAACGCACATACAACAATCCCTCTGGGATTTTGGCTACAGTCCGTGGAGTCGAACCACGATTAACAGAGTCAAAGTCTGTTGTCCTTCCGTTGAACGAGACTGCATCGGTGGTGTGTCGGGCGGTGTCGGACTTGCACCGACTTAATGTATCCCACATTACGCTTCTGATAGCAGTACCGCCCTCGCTTTTTATACGCTCAAAAAAATTTTGGCTTCTGTATTAAAAATACCCCTGTCTATTCGGGGTTTGTATATTTATGCATCAGCAAAAGTGTTTTGCCGTGTTTTCGTGATAGTTTTATTCATAAAAATGAATATTGTTGAAAATGTCTACGTAAGATACGCCTCCCCACCCCTCTCTCTATATAGCGGGGCGGCGATGGGGGTCATGACATTCATAAACCAAAACCTTGCTGAAGCGGTAGAGTCCCTTACGATATTCAACCCTCTTCTTTTTTCTGACCTCTCTCTTTATGTAGAGGTGTGATACCGCAGATGTAAGGGTCAGGGCTGAGGGCTTTCAGCCCTCAGAAGTCCAGTAGTTTCAACGCCTCGGTGGCTTGCTCCCTGTCTGCAATAACCAACGTCTGGTTTACCGTAGTCGGAGTATCTTCCTCTCTGAAACCGTGTTGGGCTTTGAGCAAGAAGATGTTCCCTGCTGGATTTCCCCTTGTTGAACTGCATTTTTCCTCTCTTTCCTCTTGAATGAGAAGTGACGCTTTTTCGACAAATAGGCTGTACGGAATGAGCGATACATTACCGTTAGCGGTAGATACATAGGGCAATCCGTCGGCGTCTTGAACATCGGAGTCCTTTATATCATTTAGAGATATATATTCTTCTAAAAGATAATCATAGTCTCCATCTCTTGCTCTTCTCCAGACATCCGTATTCCACCCTATAGCGAGTAACATTCCTGCTACAGTGAGAGGTTTATTCTCCCGATGTTTAGTTTCAACGTAGTCTGACAGTTTCTCTATCAGCGAGAACATCTGTTCCTGCTTATAGACTCTGTTGTTCCGTCTCTTCTCTGCAAAAGCCTTATACTCTGATATTTCATTGGAATACCGAGTATTGTATTCAGTTATCTCTGTAGTATTTCTTTTCCAAGTCATATTGATACTCTCTCTCTATACCACTATACCATATCTCTTACTGTGTAAATTACCGAAACTTATTTAAGTATAGATATATATATACTACCGATACTCTTATCGCGTGACGGCAAAATTTTCCGCAAACGCAGTGATTGCAACGCTTCCAGCCGACGGAAACCGCGAAAAGTCGGCAAGGCTGTGAGACGATGGAAGTGAGCGACGGCAACGTCGGTCGGTGGAAGCAAGTCCCGTCTTCATCGCTTGCTTCTTCCGACTTTGCTCATGACAATTCCATACGAAAGCACATCCGTCAGATTCCTTGAGAGTATGCAGAAGGCTCGTGATTGCATGAAAGTTAGGTGAATTTAATCTATTGCAGTCCACTGTAGGAGGCACGTCCGAACAGGCAGAAAGCAGATGGTAGATAGGACAATGCGGTGACAGTGAGTGCTATGAACACAAGTAGTATGGATAAATATGGGTCATTAGGGTTTTGATACTCTGACTAAACGCAGTAACGCTGACATGGAGCGGTGGATGACCCAATGGAATTGGTTCTATGGGTGAACATGGAGTCAATCCCATTGAGAAATCCCAAGGGGATTTTTGAATGGGGTTGATTACCCCAAAACATAGTTTTGAACGCCAAACGGCAGAAAGTGAGGAATATCATGAGAATTTCAAAGAACGTAAGAACAGCATTCGCTAACGTAGAGACTATCGGAGAATTGAGAGGTGTATATCTTGAGCAGTTCCTGAAGTACAAGAACTCGCACTACACTAATCAGTTAAACGCTCTGTACATTGAGAAGTTTGACGAGGTCAAAGAGTGCAGACGTACCCTTAAGGGTAAAATCTACCGCAAGCCTACCGAGGAGACAGCAAGTTTCTTCCTGAACGCAGTCAACACCATTAAGGGACTTGATGGTATCAACTGTGAGATGAGCGGTGACTGGATGTGGGTCACAGGTGAGACCAAGAAAGTCAAAGAGTCTCTGAAGATGGCAGGATGCACCTACTCCGCCAAGAGACAGGCATGGTACATCGCATAGGGGCTTCGCCCCTACCCTTAATGCAGCCGAGGTCGGTGACAAGCCCGAGTAAATGCAGAGTCAAGGGTATTATTTGAACCGCTCCAAAGGAGCAGAAAGAGAGGAACATAATGGCTATTTCAAAATCAGTAAAGGTCGCATTCGCTAACGCTGAAACACTCGCAGAACTGAAGACAGTTTATCTGAACGCAGTTCAGAAGTACGTCGGAACGAAGTCAATCGCAGAAATCAACAACCTGTGGGAGAAATACTTTGACGAAGTCAAGACGTGGAACAAGACCAAGGACGGTACGAAGTACGAGAAGTCCACAGACGAGAGCATGGACGATTACAGAGTAATCGTTGACACCCTCAAGGGTGTTGAGGGTCTGAAACTGGAGATGTGTGGCTCATGGCTCTGGATTACAGGGGACACCAAGAGCAATCTTGAGACCCTCAAGGGTCTCAAGGAGCACGGATGCAGATATGCTCCAAACAAGCAGGCATGGTACTTCGCTCCAAAGGGAGCGAAACGCTCCAAGAAGCACTACTCTCTTGAAGAGATTAGAGCGATGCACGGAAGTGAAGAGGTTGAAGAGGTGTAAACCTCTTCCCTCCTAATGCAGCCAAGGTCGGTGGCAAGCCCGAGCAAATGCAGAGCCGGAGGTTAATTCTTAAATTCAAGGAGGTCAAAGATGGCTACAAGGAAAATGGGAAACACGTTTGAGTTCAAGTGGAGCACCAAGAACGCTTTCATCGGTGCTGAATTTATGGACTGGCTCAACGAAAGAGATGTTGATTTTGACATCACTCTCGCTAATCCGTCAGCGAAGAAAAAAGAATTTGAGTTTTACATTCACGCCAATCGCATGAATGTTACTGAAGTCATGAGATATATGGAGGAGGTGCTCTAATGAAAAGAATAATAACGCTTGTAATCGCCATGATGGTAACAATGACTGTTATGGCGTCGCCAGTAAACGCAATGGTTGACGGTATCACAAAAGACAACTATATGGAGTACGAGAAAACGTACCCCGACGAGTATGGCTACAACAAGGGTGAGTGTGACCGCCCTTACTTAGACGGTGAAGAATACTTCTACGATGAGTACGTAGACCATTGGAATGTTGATAGGGTCTATGACGCTACGTTAATTCCATCGGATTGGAATAAGGCTGACACGCCTAAAAAGGTAAAGAAGCAGAAGAAGAGCAAGAAGAACAAGAGACTCGGCAAGAACAAGAAATAGGAGGTGGAACATGACTCACAAGGAATTTGAACGGGCTATGGAATGGTGGCTGAAACAGGGAGACAACGCAGACTATGAGGTCGTCAGAACGGCAATCGCAGATTTCCCAAATGGGTTTGGTGAAATCTTTTGGAGTTACGGTGGGGAGACCCACCGAGACCGTATCCGTAAACGTGGTAAAGAATACATTCTGGAGGTGATTAACTGATGAATGGTATCGGGTTCGTTATTCTGTTGGCTCTGTATATTGGAGCAACGCTGATGTTTGATGAGTGATTGGAGGGTTTTGTATGGCAATTCGCAAAAGTGTGTACGAGGGTTACGTTGGTTTTCTCTCTGATGAAGAGAAAATGCATGATTTTCTGACTTTGAGTATGGAAGAGTTTCTGTTCACCTACTCATATTTGAGTGTTGAGGAATACTACGCAACATACGATGCAGTCATGGATTTGGTTGCTGATTGTTGCGAACTGTACGATGTGTTCATGGGTCAGTTGACCAAGGGAGGTGCTTATGGCAAAAGAGGTTAAGTTTGAGATTGTAGAACACCTTTGTGTTCTTGAGACGTTCGCCACAGGGTGGACTACCGAGTTCAATATCGTTAAGTGGGGCGATGGTGAACCGAAATACGATATTCGGAATTGGAATAGTGACCACACCAAGTGCTCCAAAGGGGTCACGTTGTTTGAGTATGAGATGGCTAACATCATGGAAGCCTATGAGAACCATGTTAAGTAGAAAGGAGAACGGAAATGATACTGAGCAAAGAGGGAATGTGCATGATAGAGGGACACGAAGCGTTAATACTCGCAGAAACCGAAATGATACTTACTTCGGTATACGTTAATCTTGTCAAGAGCCATGGAGAGGAACAGGCAAACGAACTGTTCGCTATGTTGGGGAGAGCCGCTATTGAGGGTGCTGACGGCTACGAAGACCGTGTTGAGCACATCAAGTAAGGAGGGTCGTATGCTGATGTACTCAATAGTGGTTTACTCCCTGTGTGCAGTAACAATCGGGTTGCTCATATGGGTGCTCAAATAAGGAGGTGGTCAAATGTTTGAATTTGGCATTGTAACTGTGGATGAGATGCTCGCTCACATTGACGAAAATGTGTGTGTTGAACTCATTGATACAGAGGGCGAAAGGCTCGCCCTCTATGATGGCAGGAATGCTTTTGATGACGACTATGATACATGGGTCGTTCTTGATTTCCAAGTTTCTAATGGTTGCGTTTGCCTTTGGGTAGACGAACAGGTTGATTAATAGGAGGTTCTGTTATGGCAAGACTTGATAGAGAAACTTTACTTTCAACATTGTTTCAGCGTGCTGATTGGGATGTGAATTACTCTCCAATTCCAGAGTGGATTGACTCTGACTCCGCTATTGATACTTTCGGCAGACTCGCCAAAGCAGACATCACAAATGAGATGCTTGAGGAATTGATTGAAGCAGATGTGTTCACACAAGATGCTCGGGTGCTTGATTATGCCTCAGTTCCCGATTTCAAGAAGATGTTTGATGTAAAGCACATCAAGAGCGAGTACAAAAAACTCCATAAGGAGGTCAAGGAGGTGGCCGAAGAGGTGGCAACTAAAGAGGTTAAGGTTGAACCGATGCAGATAAGCATTGATGCGGCACTCGGTGCTATGGGCAAGGCGATTGGGGAGTCGCTTGTTGGTGAGTACGGAGAACTGATGGCGGAGGCGGCAAAACCGTTCATCAAGAAGTTCGTCAAAGACGAATACGGTCACATCACAAAGACGGTCAAAATTGTAGTCCCCGAAAGGGGCGAGACCGAGGGTGTGTTCCACGAGGTCTTTGAGAAAGTCCTAAAGTATGTATGCGGTAACTTCCCTGTAATGCTTGTTGGTGAAGCAGGTACAGGCAAGAACGTAATCTGCGAACAGATAAGCGAAGCCCTCGGGCTTCCGTTCTACTTCATGAACAAAGTTTCTGATGAATATCAGTTAAAGGGTTTCATGGATGCCAATGGCAACTATGTTGAGACTCCGTTCTATAGAGCACAGAAGAACGGCGGTGTGTTCATGCTTGATGAAATGGATGCGTCAAGTGAAGACGCTCTTGAGGTACTCCATACCGCCCTCTCTAACAAGTACATGACTTACCCGAATGGTGAGTTTGTCAGAAACCACAAGGACTTTAGAGTCCTTGCAGGGTGCAATACGTTCGGTACTGGAGCAACGTATATGTATACTGGCAGACGCCAGTTAGATGGTGCTACACTGAACAGATTTATGACTGTTAAGGTGGATTACTCGCCTACTATAGAGGAGTCGCTCACCGATGATGCGGAATTGCTCGCTTTCATCCGCAAGTTCAGAAAGTGTTGTAAGGAGTTCGGTATCAATCACATAGTATCCTACAGGAACATCATTCAGTTGGATACGTTCGTTGATGTTGTGGGTATTGATGAAATCCTGCGTGACGGTCTGCTGAAAAATCTTGAGAAAGATGACCTGACAATGTTACAGGGCAGATTTGATGGCGACAATGACAGATGGTCGCTCGCACTCAAGAGATGTATGGCGTAAGGAGGTGATGATATGCATAGGGTCGAAACGAGTAACGGCTCAATCGTTGAAACATTTGACGATTTCACAGAGTTTTTCAACACTTGCGACTGCCGCCCTAACAAGGGCGGTAGTTTCAGTGACTCTCGTACAAGATACGGCGATGATGACGATTGGTCTGGTGCGTCGTATGAGCAAGCAAGAGATATGCTGATATACGGATATGAGAAGTCCGTAAGTGCAGTAAACACTCGTGTAAATCAGTTGCAGAAACAGTCTTTTGAGCAACCGCCAAAGAGAGTCCGTGACTTCTGTGGGTTCGCTCCTATAGTTCCTGCCGTTGTGATTGGTCTCCCGAAAACAATGTGGAACAACAAGGCGGAAACAAAGAAGTCAAAGTGTGTCACCGTTGTTTATGATGTGGGGGTCAGTTGTGGTATCTCTCGTGAGCAGTTAGAAGAGCATGGTGCAAAGGTCGTAAGTTATGTTATGAATTTAGAGCGACTCGGATATAGGGTTAGAATTGATGCTCTTTGTGGATTTGCGGAGTATTCAAAACAGTATGCGGTACGCATTCCAATTAAGAATGAGCACAATCCGATAAATCTCAAGAGGATAGCGTTCCCGATGACGCACGTTGCTTTTCTCCGTACATTAGCCTTTGATTGGTATGAGAGATGCCCAGATGCAGAGTTTATGTGTGGATATGGCACTCCACTCTACGCTTTAGACAAAAGCAGTCGTGATGATTTTCTGAAAAACACGCTCACAGGGAATGAGTATTACATAAACTATGAACTCGACCCAGAGGATGTGTTTAGTGATTTTGCAGATGAATTAAGGAGGTAGCAGATGAAAATCGTGGTAAAGAAAATCAATGAACCGCCAAAGGTTGTTGATGTTGAGAAGTTAGAGTTGGAGGATATGCAGGCAATGGTGGGAGGTTATATTGAATGTCTTGCATTAAGTAACACCGTGGATTTGTGGCTGAACGAGGAGGGAAAATTAATCCCTCTCAAAGCAAATCTGTTCTTGCGTGACAATGATGGTAACTTCACCGATGTGGTTTGCGGCGATGTGTTCGCCGCTTCACACGACGATGAGGGTGGCACGGTTGGTCTTTCGGATGAGGATGCTTCATGGGTGATGGACGAGTTGTCCAATACACTTGCGGTTGGTGAGTGTCCGCTTACTGGAGAGTCGGGAATATTCCCTGTAATTACATGGTAGAAAGGAGAACAAAATGATTAGTGATAAGATGCGTGATACGATTGAGGAAAAGGTGTTGGATTACTTCTATGACAATATCGAGGAACTTATTGAGGTCGCAGAAGAACTGGATTACGAGTGGGCGAGAGAGTACGATAGCATAGATACCCTCTTTGTTGAGTGTTTCGACGAAGATTTAGTTCTTTTGGTAGAGGCATTTCTTAATGCTTCCTTGTACCCTAATGAATACGACAGTTACAGTTATGACGATGGAAGAGTGCTCTGCTCTTCCGATAGAGGGGATATTGCCGAAAAGTGTGCTGAGGAGATTATAGACCGCATCATTCGCAGATTTAACAACGGTTGGGATTGTGACTTTTTGCCAGATACGGTCATAGAAATCCTCAAAAGTGGCGAGTGCATGACCGCCGATGAACTTCTTGAAGAGTGCCGTTGTGAATATGTCAGCAAGGTGGAGTCAATTAAGCACGACATAAACACGCTCCCTCTTGACGAGTTTGTAAAGATGTGCAGGAAAGTCGCTTATGCAAGCGAAGTTCTTGACTATCTGCAAAAGACAAAAGTCTGCGGTGCGGATGAGTCAATGCTTGAGCGGATACAGACCGATATGCAGGGGTTGTCTCTCCCATTTGAAATCGCCAGAGAGTATCTTGAGAACAATAGTGGCTCAATGGTCGGTATCAAGAAGTATACAGAACTGTTTGTTAAGAAGTATGATTTTTAAGGGGGTTTGAATATGCTGAAGATTACGTTTAGATATGCTGACGCTCTCTCCAACTGGTGTTGGAGGGAGCAATCTTGCATCATGAGTTCCGTGGAACAATGTATTGAGTGGTATGGTCTTGGGACTGATTGTGAGTACGAGATTGTTAGTGTTGAAGAAGTCTGATATAATAAACGAGGAGGTGAATGAATGATAAAATGCACCAAAGCAAAGACCTCTCTCAAGGGGTCTCCTGCCCAGATTACGGAGGATTACATAAATATCTCCATATCAATAAGAAGAATGTTTGAGGAATGTATGTCTGCCACCATGGCTCGGCAGTGCATGGTCTCGTGTCTCAAAATAGCGTTCACAGATGAAGATGACGAAGAAACCAAAGACCAGTATTCTGAAGAGTTGGCGAGCCGTGTCATTGATGGCATCGCCGAAAAATTAAATGTAGAGAAAGGGGCTGAATAACATGAAGTGTTGTTTTTGTGGTAAGGAAATTGATGGGTTTGGCAACAACCCATCCCCTTTTTATGAGGGTACAGAAGAAAGATGTTGCGACGAGTGCAACTCAAAATTTGTAGTTTCTGCGAGAATTGTGGAAATGAGTCTGCGTGAAATTGGCAACTATGGCGTTTTGGAAGAGTTCTATAAGATGTGTGCCAACGGAGACGCTGAACGTATTTATAACTTGCTGAACAAAGAGTCTGATGACGACGGTGTAAGCGAATACATCATCCGAAATGAGGATGTTCCTCTCTAATGTCTATAGGGGGTGGGAGTTATCTCCCATCCCCTATATATTTGTCTAATGTCTTTTCTATCTTCCTTAAAATTCTTTTTCTTTCCCGATACACAAGCGTAGACCCTATGTAATGGGTTTCTTGCCAATCTGATACGATTTTCCAATTTGGTGTTTCGCTCTCAAAAAATCCCTCAAAGAGTTTCCGTTCTTCTGGCGATAATTGCTTTTTAGCATACTCGTAGGCTTCTTCCGCCCTCTCTATGTCCTCTATTTCTTTGAGGATGCTCTCTCGTCTTAAAACTTGATTTAATGTTGGGTCGGACTTTTGCGAGCCTCGTATCCCTGCATTGTTGCCCGAAGAGGGCAAAGGCGATATTGCGTCAAGTTTCATTTTGAGTTTTTCTTTGTCTTTTCTCCACTTTTTTATTTTCTTTATGAACTCTTCTGCGTTGAAGTGTTTGCAATCATCTACTCTGCCCATGGCTTTCTCCTAAAAAATTTCAATCTCTGTTCTTGGATTATCCTTGTCTACCAATACCCGACTTCCATCTACTGAATAAATAATACTTGAGTTGTCATCGGCTAAAACTTCGTACTTTACGAGTATGTCATGGGTCGCTTCTAATAGGTTGGTTAAGTCTACTCGTCTTTTGGTGGGCATATAATAAAGGCATTTGACCGTTACAGGAGTATCTATCTTTTGTCCTTTCCCTTTAACGAAATAGCCACAAGCCTTTTCATACTCTTTATACTTTTCCGATTGTGCTATGAATGGCTTTTTAGTGCCTTGGTTGATTAATATCCTTTGGGAATTTTTCTTGGTTATTGGTGCTAACGGAATTGTAAAACTAATCATCTCGTCCTCCATGGCTATGTCCTAAATTAACATGGTTGTGTTCCCAACATCCTTTTGGGTCTTTGTGTAAACCACAAATACAAGTTGGGCAATTATGTCGGCACTCCCACTTGGGAATGCCGTACACCCCCCAACTTTCATTTACCGCCCTTTCTTTACTGCGTCTCATTGGCTCATCACATCTAATCATCATCTTCGTCTCTCCCATCGCACTCCCACGCATAACGTGGACAATCTTTGCAGTCCTCTATTACGTCACAATAAGTTATTATGTCTGTCATTCTTCTACCTCGCTTTCCTCTCTGTACGGCATCGGCTGATGGTAGTGCGGATAAAATATCCTGTGCCGTTTCCATGCCCTTGTACCAATCCGACGGCATATCGCTTTCAAACTTGCATTTGCGGATAGCCTTGACCGCCTCGGCTCTGCTT